CACCAACCACGGCAGGTGAAGTTTGGTCGAGGGTTCCAAACATCTGTAATCATCGCACTCTCTAGCTGATTTGTCTCGGGTATCCACTTGCCCCAAGCCTCCGTCTGTTGATCTGTATTGAACTCGGCGGCAACTAGGTCTTTGACTACCAAGAACATCAAGCCAGCCTTGATTGATTTGACTTGCGGGAAATGCTTGAAGGTCAAAAGGGACAGCAATTCTAGTTGCTTCTTGTCCGCATACCTACTGGACTTGCTAGTCTTGTAGTCAATGATCCGTGCCTTATCGCCGTCGATAACAAGCAGGTCAGCAATACCACGGAACCAAACATTCTTGTCTCTGAACTTGCATGGTTGCATGTCCTTGGTCAAGCCCATCTCGTGCTCACATAACTTCTCACCTGACAAGGCTTTCAGTGGGTCAAGGAACGGCTGAATGTAAGCATACTTTTCTGGTATCGCAGTACCGTCACGGATGTATTCTTCTGCTGCCTTATGAACCGCACTGCCGTAGAGCAAGTGTTCCTGTGGTGGCTCGACGATATCCTTGACGATACGCATCCTGTGGTACTTGCGTGGGCATTGCTGAAACAGCGAGATGCTGGAATACGACCATGTGTAATTCATTATGTGGCTTTCTTGGCTGTTTTGGCTGTTTTGGCTGTTTTAGTTCCACAATCCAAAAATGGGATATCGGGCACTTCTTGGCGCAGGGTGAAGTACTCTACTTGAACTTTGGCAGAGTTAATCATCTTTCCAGCCAAATTAGCAAACTCTGCGGCGTCCTTATGCTGAATAGTCCCCGCTTTCAAACCAGCAAAAATTTCAGACAGTTGGTCGCGCAGTTCATTCATGTTTTTCATTTTTTAAACTCCTTAAAATCATCAGTTGTACACGTTTGGCTTCTACCAAACTTTGAGGTATATCCTTAGCGGATATTTTTCGGCGGCTTCCGTCACTTGGGATTACAAGCCTTGCTCGTACATACGCATCTGAAAGTTCATTTACCATTCTTTTTTGGCACGATGCGTTGTACTTAGCCATCTTTGCGTTCCACGCTTGTGGGTCTTTAGCTTTTTGTTTAGCTTTCTTGGCGCGCCTTAACGCACGAATTCGTTCGGGGTTTTCAGCAAATAACTTATCTCTATTTGTTTTTTGTTGCGCGTTTACTTTTTCTCTGTTTTGTTCCCGCCATTTAAGGCGTGTTTCGTTATGCCGTTCTTTGTTTTCCTTTTGCCATTTTCTAACACACGCATCTATCTTTTCTTTGTTATCCGCGTAATATTTTTTAGTATATTCAGCGTAGTACTCCTTGTGAGTTCTGTAGTAGTTTCGTTGATACTCCCTAGCTTCTTCGATCGTTCGTTTTGGTTTTGGTTCTTTTGGTGGGTGCTCAATCCGCCACTGTTTTCGGTTCCTTGCACGTATTGCGTCACCATTCCTTGTTCGGTAGTTTTGATTCCACTGTTGTACTTTATCTTTCATACACAATTTACATTGTGCTCGGTACTTTCGGTACGTACTACCATCTGCCCTAGTTTTAATGCCTTGGGATTCAAAATTTAAAAACAACTTGAACTCGCCGCACTTAGTGCAAGTTCTGCCTTCTGTCATTTCAGCCCCCATTTCTCAATAGACATTTTCTTACCGCAGTCGCCGTAGCTTTTTCCTGCACCAATCTCACATGCCAAAGGCAAAGTCTCAGCCCACTTGGGTCGCCAACGCATACATTCGTTTACATATTTGATGGCTTCATCGCGCTCTAATTCGGATACTACGCACGCCACGGCATCATGCACAGTCAGAACTGGTTTGTAGCGTTTCGCTATCCGTAGCATTTGCTCGGCAATCACACAGCGTGCAAGTGCTTGGCATAAGTTCTCGACTACCTTACCACCGTAGATACGGACTTCACCTTTGCGGGTATCGTAGACGTACTGTGGTCGACCATGCAAGTCAATCTCGGGGGCACGCAAGTTCATATACTTGAGAGGCAAACCGCTAGGAAGATCGTATCCAATTCCGGGGAGTACGCTCACTGCCTGTGCCTGTTTCCCAAACGGAGTAGTAACAAGTTTAGGGCTTGCCAGTGCATCCAAGGTTTTGTGTCCTTCATCCCATAGCGCAGGAATATATGGGAACTCTTGTCGGTACACCTTCAAAATATGTTGGCACATGTTGTCGTCCAAACTTACCCCAAAGTTCTTGAGTTGTATCTGAAACTTGCGCCAACCCATGCCGTAGCCCGCGCCAAGAATCGTAGTCTTACCCACAAATCTCTCAGCGTCGTCAATCTCTCCAAGAGGTTTGTTGTATATCTTTGTTGCCATGATCTTGTAAACGTCTTCGCCTTTTGCAAACGCGCTTACCAAATCAGCTTGCCCCGCCAACCATGCAACGATCCGCGCTTCAATTTGTGAGGAGTCGGCATCAATCATGACGTAGCCTTCGGGTACTACGATAGCCGTCTTGAGTGGTGACTTGCGTGGCAAGTTCTGTAGGTTGAGTTTGTCGTCCCCACCCCAACGCCCTGTGTGTGCGGCATAGTATCTCAGGGGAACTGGAAGGCTACCACGCTTCGCTATGGAGATAAATCTTTGGGTGCGTGTCTCTTCTAATGTGGACTTTGTCCCAAGACGCGCGGCAACAAGTGCTTGCACCCGCTCATCCCAGTGGTCTGCCAACGCTTTAAATCCCTCGTCGCTCTTAGCCAAAGCCAAAGCCATTTTGCCTGTCGTGGGGCTAACCTTCATGGGTGGTGGGACACCATACTCAATCAATCGCTCGGCGAACTTCTGATTGGACATAAGCACTTCTTTGTCGGCGCATGCCTCGGCGATCAGGGCCTCCTTTTTTTCTTGTACAAGTACAAGATGTTGCTCCAACACAGGTAGATCAAGACGTAGCGTAGGCTCTGTGAACATACGGAGAGTCATGTCTATTAGCTTAAGCTCTGGCTTCTGGAAGTTTGCTTGCAAGATATTAAACAAGTCGTACGTCAGCTTGACGTCGTTCTTGCAGTACACGCCATATTGCGCCAAGTCCTCCGCAGAGAAATCAGCACGGCGTTTACCCATAGCCGCGACTACCTCAGTACCCTTCACCCCCAAGCCATAACGCTCGGCGGCTTTTGCTAGGCTGTTGCCAACCTCTGTGCCGTCAATGGCACGTAGCATTGCTAGGGTATCGAGAAGTACTTTTGGCCTAATACCAAACCGCCAAGAAAGGATAGCACCATCAAACATGCAATTATGAGCAAGCAGAAAAGAACTATCCCAGTCAAAGCGAGATAGAAACTCGGAGGTGTCGGCGTGGTCTCCTGTGAACCATTGCGTTTCGTCATCATTTATTTTTACTCCTACACCGATAACTTCAAAACGGTCATCGCGAATGTATTCTTCAGTTGTTAATTTGGATAGAGAGAAGTCTTTATCGTAGAACGTTTCGAAGTCAAGGGTGATTAAATTCATCCTATCTTTCCCGCTTTTATGATGCCAAACTCAGATCGCTTCCAAAGAAATGAGATAGTTGGCACAGCGCCAGCACTAAACAAGTCTGATGCTGTAAACACATCAGTAGTGTGTCTTGGATACCCCGGGCCAACGTATCTCTTAACGTCTCGGTAGTGTGGTACATAAGTGATGCCATCTAGTTTGAATGTTGTGTACTTATGTAGTTCCGCCGTCTCGTCGGCTTTTGCTTTTGTAGTCATTTGGTTACCTTTGTGTCTGGTGAGAACTTAGCGATCTCGCGGTTTAAATACCAACGTGCTTTGAGCAAGTCTTCATAGTGGCTACCTTTGAGGTCAGCACGGCTGATGTACTTGACTACGTTACCTAGGTTGTAACCAAACTGCTTCGCCTCAATGAAGTCGATAGTCTCAATACCGCCCATCTTGTAGTGAGGTGGGTGGTTAACCATGTCGGTATGGTGCTCGGCAACAATGTCTTTTCTAGTTTTGTTTGCTTCTTCTCTAGTTATTTCATTCCAAGCATTTTCGAGATGTGCTTTAGTTGTACCGTTAAACCCTACTGGGACTGCCACAAACTTATCTCCAACATGCTGACCTTGCCAACCTTGTGCTCTACGCTTGTCTTGGTCTTTCTCAAACTGCGCGTCTGCTTCCATGTCGGCTTTGATTGACTTGCTACTTGTACCCGCCCATACTGCCTTCCACTTGGGCTTCTTTACTGCCGGTGTACTAACCACACCATTCTTCTTATCAGCGTACCGAATGTTGTGGACGTATTGCACCGTTGCACCAGTGGCGTCGGCTACGACTTGTGCTTTTGCAAGTGGGTGCTTTGCTAAATACTTACGCACTTTTGTGCTCATTGCTTGTGATCTCTTTGCCATATTTTCCTCTTTAAGATTTAAGTTTAAGACCGCGATTTTCCAACGCGGCGAATAATTGTTTTGCTGACATTGCGCCCATGTTGGGCACTCGGTTTAACCAAAAATACGCTCTCGTATCCAGTAAGTCCTCCATAGTTAA